ATACAAAAGGATATACAATCATTGGATTTCATCCATTTGTAAGATTACAATTTAACAGTGATCAGGGCGAAGTAGACAACATCTTGGCAAGGTAATGTCTTGATTTATTATAGAAATCTGCTATAATCAATGAATGTTTGATATATTAACAATTATTCCCGGCAAAAGAAAAACAACAGCAAAGGGCTGGGTTTCATTTAATTCACCCTGTTGTCATTATCGTGGACATAAGCCCGATAAAAGAATGCGTGGCGGTTTAATCAAAGACAACTACAACTTTACATACAGTTGCTTTAACTGCCATTTCAAATGTAGATTTGAGTTGGGTAAACCGTTATCTACAAACACTAAATTATTTCTAAAATGGTGCGGCGCTGATGAAAGCTTGATCACAAAGATCGGTTTAGAAAGTTTACAAAATAAAGATATATTAGACTATATTACACCCGCAGTAAGAAATGTAGCTATCAACTTTAAAGAAAAAGAACTTCCCGATAATAGTGAAGTGTTAGATATTAACAATTCAAAACACACTAGATTTATAGACTACTTAAATAATAGAAAAATAAAACACGATGAATATCCTTTTTTAGTTACTACGGAAGATATCGGACGAAACTCAAACAGAATCATTGTTCCTTTTACATACAAAGGAACGATTGTTGGTAATACAAGTAGATTTTTAGACGATAGAAAACCAAAGTATCTTAATGATCAACCAACAGGATATTTGTTTGGTTATGACTTTCAAAAACCTGAATGGTCTATTTGCATCGTTGTTGAAGGTATATTTGATGCACTAAGTATAGATGGTTGTGCTTTGGGTACCAGTACAATCAGTTTAGAACAACAAGAATTGTTAAGAAGGTTAAACAGAACTATTATAGTAGTTCCTGATCAAGACAAAACAGGATTAGAGTTATGTGATCTAGCTATGGAGCTAGGATATCAAATAAGCTTACCTGAATGGGGACTGAACAATGAAGGTAAACCAATTAAAGATGTAAACGAAGCTGTAGTAAAATATGGTAAATTACCTGTGTTGCTAAGTATTATACAATCAGCAACTATGAGCAAAATTAAAATAGAAATGAGGAAACGAAAACTTGTTAAAAGAATTTAACCCCGAAGTACAAACGCTATTTTTGCGTATGATGATCACTAACCCTGAGTTATATACTAGGGTAATGAACATCATGAACCCACTAAACTTTGACAGATCAGTTAGGGCGGCAGCAGAGTTTATAGTAGAACATTCACAAAAATACAATGTGTTGCCTGATCCTACGCAAATCAAAGCTACTACTGGTATAGAAATTGAACTAATCCCTGAACTTGACTCAGCAGGGCATACCGAGTTTTTCTTAACTGAGTTTGAACACTTTACAAAAAGACAAGAACTAGAACGAGCAATCTTAAAAGCAGCAGAGTTATTAGAAAAGGGTGAATATGATCCAGTTGAAAAACTGATCAAAGATGCGGTACAAATTTCTTTAATGCGTGATTATGGTACAGATTACTTTGCTGATCCTAAAGAACGATTAAACAGATACTTTAATCAAGGCGGTCAAGTAAGCACAGGGTGGCCTCAACTAGACAAAGTTATGTATGGTGGTATGTCTAGGGGCGAACTAAACATCTTTGCAGGTGGTTCAGGATCAGGTAAGTCACTTGTAATGATGAACTTGGCTGTGAACTTTTTAGCACAAGGATTAAGCGGTGTTTATATTACACTTGAATTGTCTGAAGAGCTAACGGCTTTAAGAACTGATGCTATGTTAACTAGCATGAGCACTAAAGATATTCGTAAAGACTTAGACACAGTAGAATTAAAAGTAAAAATGGCTGCTAAAAAGTCAGGTAAGTATCGTGTTAAAGGTCTTCCTGCACAAAGCAACGTAAACGTAATCAGAAGTTATATTAAAGAAGTACAAATACAAACAGGTATGCTAATAGACTTTGTAATGATTGATTACTTGGATCTAGTAATGCCTGTTAGTGTTAAAGTAAATCCTAATGATCAGTTTATCAAAGACAAGTATGTTAGTGAAGAATTAAGAAACTTGTCTAAAGAGTTAGGTGTTTTAATGGTTACAGCATCACAGCTAAACAGATCGGCTGTAGAAGAAATTGAATTTGATCATAGTCATATTGCAGGTGGTATTTCTAAGATTAACACTGCTGACTATGTGTTTGGTATCTTTACTAGCAGATCAATGAAAGAGCGAGGCAAGTATCAAATTCAGTGTATGAAATCACGTAGTTCTACTGGTGTTGGTCAAAAGATTGACTTAGAATATAACATTGATACTATGAGAATTACAGATGAAGGCGGTGATGAAAATGCTGGGTATCGTCAATCCGCTACAGATATTATGAACAAAATTAAAACTGTAAGTACAGTATCTCAAAATGAAACTATTGATGCTAACACTGGTGAAATTCAACAATCTGAGAAAAAAGTAGTAGCAGATGTTCAAGGTTCTAAGCTAAGAAACATGCTAAACTCCTTAAAGAATAATTAATCTAAGATAAATATAATAAAGGTTATTGCTATGCAGAAAAAAACGCGCAGTCTCTTAGAAGAACTAGAAAGTATAGGCAACAATAAGGATGTTAATCTTCTTATTGAAAACCGTGCTAACAACGTTATTTCAAGTGCTATCAATCTGTTAGAATTGATGAAAAAGCATTATTCCTCTGAAAAAGCTGAGCTACTAGAAAGAAAACTGCTAAGTGCTATTAAGGGTCGAGACCAAGAAAGATTTTCTAAGTCTTTAAGAAAAAAAGATGAAGACAATTAAAATTTAATAAGGAAGTAGATAATAGTGTTTATATCTGAAGGCGGAAACATCTTTAAACAACAAGACGGTACTGAGCTAACTAGACGTATAAATCAGAATGAAGTTGCGCCTACTATTAATTGGTTAGAAAGTATTACTGGATTAGATTTAACTAAAGAAAAAGCTAAAGATGGTTTACCCGCTAAATGGTTGGGTTCTACTGGTAGAAAATCTACTAGCGGTGATCTAGACTTAGCAGTAAATGCGAATGAAGTAAGTAAAGCAGAGCTAGAAAGCAAACTAAAATCATGGGCTACGCAAAATAATCTTGATCCAAAAGACTTTGTAAAAAAGTCTGGTATATCTGTACACTTTGCAACACCAATAGAAGGCAATTTTGAAAAAGGGTTTGTTCAAACAGATTTTATGTTTTTAAACAATCTTGAATGGGAAACATGGTTGCTTAGCGGAGGTATGAGAAGCCCTAGCGAATACAAAGGTGTATTTAGAGAAGTAGCATTAAACAGCGTAGCTAAAGGCACGATCACTAGTGAACATCCTCAAGGATTGCGTTTGAGTGGCAAAGGCGTAGTTGACAGAGCTACCGGAGAACTAGTAACACTAGATCCAGAAGTAGCTACTAAACTGTTGTTTGGTAAAGATGGTACACTTGATGATATGAGTTCAGTAGAAAACATCTATAAGAAACTAAAAAATGATCCCAACAAACAACAAAAATTAAAAGACTTTGAAGAATATGCAGCAAGAAGTGGCATAACACCTCCCAAGTTTAACGATACTGCTAACGAAAGCGCATACGATATCATAACAAAGTTTAGAAATTTAGTTGTAGAAAATTCTTTTATTACTGAAGAAGCTAAAGGACCTAGAATACCTCATCCTGAAGATGCTATTTTTGACGGTGGCGACAGTGCAAAACAATATTTAAATGCACTCAAACAAGCTATTAGTAGTCCAGAATCTGGTAGTATTAAATGGGACGGCGGGATAGCATTATACTTTGGTAACTTACCTGACGGTAGATTTGTTGTTACTGACAAGTACATGCCAAACAAAGGTGTGTATCCTACTAGCCCCGAAGAATGGGTTGAATATGATCAACAGCGCGGCGCAAATAGAAACGACTTATACGAAAAGATTGATTTATTATGGCCCGGACTAAAGCAAGCTGTATCTGGAACTACTGGTTTATTTAAAAGTGATTTAATGGCTATTAATCCCAAACCACAAAACGGATACTTTGTGTTT